CCACCATTGTTCCAGGAACTATAAGCCTTTAATTTTTTAACCTTCATAACAACCTTAATAACAGAGTTGTTATTGGCTACTGAATAACTCTGGTTAGTAACCTCTAAAATTAGTTGTCCCGCACCAGAACTAAAATTACTTGTATATGTTGCCATTCAATCAACCTCCAATCCAGAAACAACCAGTTCTCTTACTGCCATAATCCTCAAAACGGCTATTCTTACCTATAATCAAGTAAGTGGTTGCGTGGAGGTCAATGGCCCTAACTCCTTCATTATCAGCAGTTAAAACCTCTTTACTACCTAACTTAACTGTCATACCATCCTCAGTAATAGTGGTTGTAATATCACTTTCACTCTTGGAAATTGTTAAACCTTCCTCATTGAAAGTGAATCCAGTAGTTGTCTCAACCTTGGAGACTCCATTACTAACCTCATTTCTAACCGCTATCTCTAAATCATCCTGAGTAATTGCCAATCCTACTCTCTGATTAACCTCTGTCAGTTCTCCACTAATATCATCAATTCTCTTATTAGTTTCAGAAACAGAAAGAGTTATATTCTCTGTATTAGAAATAATAGAACTAATGTTCTCTCCATTAATACTGGTCTCACTGGCTACAATCTGAATCTCTTTATTTTGTTTATCAACTTTGGCAAAGGTTTGTTTTAAAACATCTCCAAGAGTAGAGGGATTAGAACTCTCTTTATCCTCTTCCTCATACTCATACTTTGTCTTTTGTTCTAAATAACCCTTATAGGTTAAAGTATCATCCAATAGATAAGAATAAGCGGTTTCATTATCTTTTGTAATAAAACCAATCTTATCTCCAATCTCTAAACCATAATGGCCTCTCCACTTACACTCAAACTGGTTAATAGTAAATCCACCAACCTGGGTAAGTGCGGAATCCACTAAAACATCTATATCCTCTCTCATTTCCCAGAAAGGATTATCTCTTACATAGTGGGTTGTTCCAGTCATTTCTAAACTGGCCTCCACATTATCTCCCAACTGGGTAGAGTGGCAAATAGAAACAAGTCTGCGGTTATCCCCTGAATCTAAATCAAAATACATTGACTTATCAATTACCAGGTCTGGTTCAGAGTCTTTGTCTAATCTTTTGAATACCAGAACATTATTATTATTTATATAGTATATAGTTTGAGTGGAGTCCGCTATGTAGTCCAGAACCTCTCTAATAGTCTCTGTTCCTTCTAAATTGGCTCCACCTTCATAGTATGTATCAAAACATTCCAGGTCAGGGAGAGAGACTGTGAGGCCCAGATTAGAACCTATCATAATGGCAAACTCTCCAATCGTATAGGGGCCTGGAATTACCTCTTGAACTCTATTGGTTGCCTCATACAGTTTGTCATAGGCAGTAATAGACAATGAATTATCCTTTTCACTCCTATGGGTTTCTGTAATGTATAGATAAGGAGCAATAGAAAACTCATCCAGGAGCAAGTTAAAAAAGTTTGAGGTTGTAATTGTGTATTGCCGTTCAGGGTCTCTAACCTTTACATTTACCTTTTGTCCCACACCATAACCAAAGAATCTACCTTGGCCTGTTCTTTCTAACTTAAACTCTAATAAATCTCCACTGTCCTCAAAATAAAGGGGAGTAGTGGAACCCAAGAGTTCCACCTTTCCCCTAACAGTTCTCAAAGGAGTATTTAATTCTTTATTAATATTAATCATCTTACTCCTCCTTATAATTCTTCAAAACCTAAACTAAAACTATCAATTCTTACATTATCTTGTTGAATTGTGTAATACTTAATTTTGGTTTTAGGAATAAGGCAAGTAGCCTCTTCCATTGTTTTTGTAATTGGGTCAAGAAAGGTAATTGATACAACTACATTATTAATCTGGTTCAGAATCTCACTTGTTTTGTTATTGTCAAGAGAAATAATATCAACATCAATCTCTCTCTTGGAGTTTATGTAATCAACAACTGTATCACCCATACAATTAGTCTGGGAGTTGTAAATTGCGTTTCTGCTTACCTCCAAACCACAAACACAATCAGAGTAATCCACTCCATTAATCTTAAAGTAATCCATCATCTTACCTCCCTTATACTAAATTTAAAGCCAATCTTCCAGTCTGTCTGGTTAATTGGTTAATTGAACTTATACTGGTTTCCGCAAAAGTTTTTCCATCAACTTGAAGGATAATAGGTCTGTTAGAACCTCCACCCATTCTCTCTGACAACATTCCTGCTAACTTATCAAGATATTCCAGGTTGTTTTCAAGAGGCATAACCATTTCCTTACCTCTTTCACCTATAACCGCTAATGTAGCCTCATCAACTACACCACCCTCAGCCAGTTGAGGAACATCTAATCTACTTAACTTGGAAATACTTACACCAGGGATTTTATTAATAACACCAATACACCAGTTAATAGAATCAATGAATCCATTAATAATACCAATAGCCTTTTCTAACACCCAGTTAATAGCAGTCTTAAAGGCATCTGATACCGCTTTACCTACCTTCTGGCCTATCTCGGAGAACTGCTCTTTAATAGTCTCCCAAATGCCAGAGAAAAACTCTCCAACACCAGAGAAAACATCTTTTACACTTTGCCAAGCCTCTCCAAACTTTTCAGAGAACCAGGAGCCAATAGCACTGAATACTCCACAAATATCATCCCATCTGTCTCCAAACCAGTCTCCAATTCCAGAGAAAATCTCTTTTACTCCATCCCAGGCCTCTCCAAACTTTTCACCAAACCATTCACCAACTTTGGAGAATGTATTAGTAATACCATCCCAAATACCTTTAAAGATACCTAAAATGGCCTCAATTAAAGAGCCAAGAATTTGAGGTAGTGATTTAACAATTTCAAAGACAATCTTTAATAAACCGCCAATTAACTGAGGTAGGCAAGACAACAAACCTTCAATAATCATAGAAATTATTGTTGGTAGAGCCTTAACCAATCCATCAATAATCTGGGGAATTGCCTGAACTATTGCCATAATTAATGTAATTAAACCACCAATAATGGCAGGAAGATTACTCATTAGAGCATTAACCAGTGAAATAATAATACCTGGTAAAGCATCAATAATAGGCTGAATAATTGACTCAAAACTCTCACAAAGCATTACAAACATCTCTGTAATACCATCAATCAAAGCGGGGATAATAATTGGTAGTTGCTCCAATAGGGTCTCAATGATACCAGGTAAGGCATCCAGTATAGTCTGTAATATATCTGGAAGGGCATCACATAACTCAACAATTAAGGTTGTAATACCTTCTATAATTGCGGGTAAGCACTCCATTATTCCATCAATTAAGTCAGGTATTGCTCCAACAACAGACTTAATTAAAGTAGGTAAAGCCTGAGTAATACCTTTAACCAGGGAAACAACAATCTGAACCCCAGTAGTGATTAAAGTAGGTAGCATAGAGGTTAAAGAGGTTGTTAAAGATTCTACAATCTTACTAATACCACTACTTAACTTTTCTGCTCCTCCATCAACACCATTAACAATATCCTGAATACCTTGGGAAACCTCTTGGAGTCCAGGAGTAATGTTGGTTAATACATCAGCTAAGCCAGACTTAAAGACAGTAATAATAGGTTCTACAACGGCTCCAAGTTGGGCCAATCCCTCTGTAAGTTTTGCCTGGGCCTCATTAGCCTTTAAAATACTCTCAGCATTTTTTTCATAGTTCTGGGAGGCCTCATCATAAATACCATTTAAGGTAGTTCTGATTAATTCCTCTCTCTCTGCCTCTGAATTACATTGAGCCAGTTTCTCATTAAACTCATCTTCACTAATACCCGCCCAATTTAGAGCATCAGCCAAAGAACCAGTTACCTGGCCTACTTTGGCGGTTTCATTTGCGGCCTCTGTCAATCCCTCAATAGGTAAGGAATCACCAAAAGTAGCATAAACACCCTGACAGATATTAGTCCATTCAGAGAGTTCCTTTTGGTCTGTGGTTAATTGTGCTAAATGTGCGGAAGCCTCTGTTGCTTGCCCTGAGTCTCCTAAGACTCTATAAAGGTCATTATAAGTCTCTTTTGCTTGTTCCGCACTGGCTCCCGCTGACTCAAAGGCAGTAGTTAATTTAGCTTGTTCTGTTCTATATTCTCTTGTAGATTCAGCAAGAGCAACAAGGGCAGTAGCACCGGCCACAATGGCAGTAGCTACGGCCTTCATAGCAGT